GTGCCAGTTCTACACCAATAGGGCGCTGTTCAAACGGCGTTGGCTGAAAGTTCTGTTCCAACTGCACACCCGTAATCTCCACATAGTCATTAGCACCAGCAGTACCAGTAGGGTTATAAGCAAAAAAAAGACCAACCTCGGTAGCAGAAGAACTAAGAATTGCTGTCTTGGTGTACCTAGTCCATGTGGTTGTAATTGCTTGTGTTGTATCCAGAGCAACCAAGTTGCCCGTGTAACCCGTATATATATTTTGGTCTGTACCTGTTCCAGTATTTATACCTACAAGCATTGCTGAACCAGAAAAGTTTGCGCCAGCACGGGCATACCATGAAATAGTTACAGTTTTGCCTGCAAGCGGTATTGAGTTAACTGTTTCTAAACTTTGATAAATATTTATACTATTTGTTGCTGTATTGCCAGAGTCTCTTTGAAGTCTTGCGCAATATTGAAAACCTTCAAGACCTGCTGTTTGTCGTGAAATTGTTGAACCAGTTACTCCACGGTAGCAAGCCCAACGGTCTGCATAGTAACTAGTTGTAGAAGCAGCAGTAATTGCAGATGAAGTGGTGCGTTGCCATACTTTGAAATCGCCGTTAATTAGAACATTGCGGAACCCCAAGCCAGCAGGCAACAACGCAGACGAACCCAAAACACTAGAAATAGCCATCAGATAGTACGATCCCAACCAGTCGCAGTGACCGTCACCTTAGAACCAGTATCACTCAAACCCTGCAAAGTTTCAGCAGCCTCAAACACAAGCCCAGTATCAAAAGCAATTGTGTCGTAACCAGCAATCGGAAGATTATATGTGAAGCAGTTAGCAGCAGTAGCCGCTGTACCACGAGCCAACGTGATTAAACGATCAACGCCATCCGTATTGCAAATCACAATCTGCTTAATCGTGTACTGGCGACCCGCAGGCACCGTAAACAAAGTCGTAGTCGACGTACCCACCTGTGTAGGAACACTCAACATTTTCGGGAATACATCACCACTAGCCATTAGAACTCCATGTTCATCATTGTGTAAGTCATTAGATTACTTGTTGTTTGTGTAGGGGCAGACGGTCCAGTCGCACCCGTAGGTCCTGTAGCACCTGTCGGTCCCGTCACTGTCGAAGCTGCACCTGTCGCACCGGTTGGACCTGTCGGACCCGTAGGTCCTGTAGCCCCGTCAATACCAATAGTCCCAGCGGTACCGGTTGGACCTGTCGGACCCGTAGGTCCTGTAACGCCTTGTGCGCCCGTTGGTCCAGTCGGACCTGTGGCTCCATCAACACCAATGATTCCGTTAGTACCAGCGGGACCTGTCGGACCTGTCGGTCCTGTCACCGTGCTGGCTGCACCAGTTGCCCCTGTGGGTCCAGTAGGACCTGTAGGTCCTGTAACGAACGAGTCGGCACCAGTAGGACCAGTTGGTCCAGTGACAGTACTTGCAGCACCTGTGGCACCAGTCGGTCCCGTAGGTCCAGTAACGGTAGAAGCAGCCCCTGTTGCACCAGTAGGACCAGTGACTCCCTGCGCACCCGTAGGTCCAGTCACTAACGAATCAGCACCCGTGGGTCCAGTAGGACCTGTAGGTCCCGTTACTGTTGAGTTGGCACCAGTTGCTCCAGTTGGTCCCGTAACAGTCGATGCAGCTCCAGTCGGACCAGTTACACCCTGTGCGCCAGTAGGACCTGTAGGACCTGTAGGACCCGTTACACCCTGAGACCCTGTAGAACCAGTCGGACCCGTAGGACCAGTCGCACCCTGAGGACCAGCGTTCTCAGACCCAACAACAACAACCTTCGTACCAACAGTTGCAGGAACAGACGGATCAGCAAGAGCAACCGTAACCGTAGAACCAGTCTTAAAAACAACAACCGGCTCGTTCGATATCGCAACCGTAACCTGGACAGTAGCCATTAACTACCGAGTCACATCGGCAAGAACCGTGACAGTCCCAGACAAAATAGTAGTAATCACACCCGCAGCGTTTTCCTGCAAATCCCAATACAAAAAGCCAGGATCAAGAGCAGCCGTATTTGTAGCAGAAAATGTAGCTGTCAGTTTCCCAGCTGGACCGTCAGTGACAGCGCAAGTACCGGTGATACTGATAGCTGAAATGTCTGGGGTGACTCTCATCTGAGATGAATACGTACGACCCGTGATGTCAACAGCGGATGTACCGTCCGTAGTAATAGTTACTTCGACGGTTTCCGTATCACCACGAGTGATAGTTAAATCTTGTTTTGCAGGTGCAGCCATATCAAGGGTATATTACCATTAAACGACATATCCCGCATCGGTTAAAACCTGATGGACATTATCAGAAACAACATAGATTTGCCCTGGTTCTAGACTGTATGACTCCTTGCCAATGTCTGCTTTGACTTTGCGGTTCACTTGGATTTCAACCTTCACATCAGGCGATACCCAGTCAGGGTTATCCAAGAGGGTGCCTTCAGGGATCAACGACAATAACCGTCGGGTGGCGTTAGACCATGAGAAGGCTTTGGTTTCAGGGATGCGAGAAATAGCAACCTGTCTAATGGAGCCACGATTGGTGTATGCCTCCATCATTAGTTCTTCCAACACCTTCTGGTTGGGTTCATCCCACAGCCCTACAGTCTCCGCTTTGGATTTACCGCATGGAACCACCCCGAAGGCGAGATGAGCGAACTGGGCTTGTCCTGTGCTGTTTGACACGATTGTAGGGATACCGCTGGCAATAGCCTGCAACGGCATCAACCCGAAACCTTCACCACGAGCAGGTGCTACGAAACAATCAGCTTTGCTGTACCAGTCACGTTGCTCGATGGGACTCATCCAAGTCCTGTTAAGAAACACCTTGTCGCCAAGGTTTTGGCTAGGCACATCCTGAGCATGAGGGGCAGCTTTGATATGCAGTTCAGCATCAGGGAGGTTCAAAGCATTAAAGGCTTTAACTAGGACATCTAGCCCTTTGCGTTTCCATAGCGACCCGCCACCTTGGAAACGAAATACCCCATCAGGTTTAGGCATTGGTTTCCAAAACTTGTGGTCCACCCCTAACGGGCAGTAGGAAACATCTTTATGAAACTCACTGAACAGTTCCACATTGTGTTCGCAAGGAACAATCACCTGGTCAAACTGACCCAACCACAGACGGAAATTAGATGGCAACTCATCGGTTTCCCACATAGAAAACAAAACCCGATGCTGACCCGTAAACCAACCCTTGCAAGCATACGGGACCTGCATATGAACACTCACAGACGCATGATTATCCAATGTTACAGATTTAGGAAGCGAATCCTTAAACCCCTGAAGCATCGAACCATACCCCAACCTAGGATCATCAAAACCCTTCCAAGATTGATAGTTCACAACGGGGCGGGAGTGCCTTCGATTTGATGACGAGAAGTAGCCAACTGTTCAACAGCATGGCAACCGTCAATAGTTTTAGGTTGCAAACCTTCAGCCCGTAAACGCTTATAGGCAGGCATATCCTTAGACCAGTTCTTTTCTCGCTGGTTAATATGCGCAACCGATTCACCCCTAGTGGTCGTAGAGTTAGACCCCATCTGAACACCAGCAACCCTGCAACCAAAACAACCCTCAACATCCAAAAACGGATGAGTTTCCCTATGCTTCACGAAATGAACGCTCCATAACCAGCAGCCACAAGATCGGCTTGTTCCTGACCCTCAACAGTATGCACATGACCACCATGATACGTATAGGAAATCAAACTATGGTCAGACGGTTCAGTTTCCTGAAACGACCCATCAGTCATTTTGAACACGTTCCGTCCACGACGACCAGGGCGAAGATGGGCAAAAATCCCTCTCTCCTCTGGTTCAGACCAATACACAAGATTGTCTGTTGGGGTAATAAATGTTGCCATATCTAGATAATAACAAAAGCCCCCGCCTTTCGGCAGGGGCTTCGTTAATTCCTTGTCGGAAATGATTAGGCGTTTGTACCAATGCTTGAAGCTGATTCGATACGACGCAGTGCTTCCTGACGGAATACTGAGTAACCAACGAAATGCTTCCAACCAACTGGACGGAAACGCTTCAGAAGGTCTGTAACTGTTCCGTACACGATTGTTGGCTGTGAACCGTACTCTCCACCCATAGAAACAGCCTTGGCAAGAGCCTGCTGTCCCATGATGAGGGTACCGTAAACGTCAATGGTTCCTGATGCACCGGAGTTGTCTGATGCGTTTGCGAACAGAGGCGCACGTGACGACTCCATGAAGCGTACGCCTTCAAACATGCCAATTTCACCGTTGTAAAGAGGCATTGCGTTGGTGTACTTGTATGAGTCACGCCAACCAGAAGCATCTGTAATACCACGAAGGTCGTACGAAACGTCTGGGTGAATGAAACCGACATAGTTGCCACCGATTGTTGGAACATTCGCTCCACGCAATTGAGCCACTGCACGACGGATATCGTTAGCGGTAAGGGTGTCATCAGTGTTGATGGTTGTACGGCTAGATGGGTCTGTTGCACCACCTGTTGCGTAAATCACGTTTGATCCAGCCTGGATTGCGGTACGAGCGATGGTGTCAATTGACAAGCCAGCGTTGTAACCAACAGCCTGAGCTGCTACTGGGTCCACAGGGAGGAACGATGATGCACGGAGTTTAGCGGTGGTAACAGTTGCGTTACCGTATTCTTCAAGGGTTACTGTGACCTGGCTATCGCTCATGGCGACAGGGGTTACATCCTCAGCTTCACCGAGTGGCGTTGTAGCCGCTGCGAGGTCTGCGAATACGGTGAACTTCACTGAAGCACCTGGGTTTGTAGCGTTTGTAGCTTGAACAGATGCGAACTGGTCAAAGTACATTTCTGGGCGAAGGGCAAAATATGCCAACTTCTCAAAAGCTACCTGGTCTGTAGTCAGGTTTGCGGTACCTGTCTCTGCTGCGTAATAATCAGCCATTTGGATTTTTCCTTAATTGTTGGGTGGTTTACCCAAGGTCGATACCTTGGGCTTGCGCCTCAGCAAAAATATCGTAAATCTCTTGTTCAGATGATGCTTCACTAATTCGTTTATTCCACGACGGTGGAGGAGGGGCTGACTCGCTACCGGCTGCAATCTTGTTTGACTGCTTCCATGCTTGCTTGTCTGCATCATCCGACGCTAGGGGTGTAATTAGTTGTGCTT